CGATTCGGCGAACTCTTCGGTGATGTCCGAAAAGGCGATGTCCTTCATCCCGCGGGATTCGATGAACTGCCTGAGGTTAAGCTGCGTGGTCTTCGACTGGCGGTAGGTGGAGGTGGAATTGATCTCCTTGGAGCGGACCCTGAGCCGTTCGCGTTCCACCTCTCCGGCCTGCAGGAGGTATTCCGGCACGGAATTGGCACCGGATACGGTGGTCTTGAGCAGCTCTGCCGTGACCACTCCCTGGTTCCTCAGCAGGTTCCCGTACGCCTCTTCCAGCCGGCCTCGGAAGGCGGTAAGGCGGTTGTTCTCCCTGGCTGTTTTGATTTCACACTTCTTGCTGTCCCAGTCTCCGGGTTTGCAATAGATGCCTGTCGTGACAGCCGATTTCTTTCCGTCGATGCTGATCCGGCAGAGGACGGCGGTCGTGCCGTCCGATTTTACCTTGTTACGGTTGATGTAGAATAAAAGCTTAAATGTACTGCGCATGATAATGATTGTTTAATTGTTTAAGGATTAAAGAATAAGTTTCAAATCGCGGGTTGCCTCGACGAACCTGTCCATGTCCTCGAACAGTCGCTTCGGAGTTACACGGGCATATATCTGGGTGGTCTTTATGTTGGAGTGTCCCAGCATTTTGCTGATGGTCTCGATCGGCACTCCCTCCTCGAGCGTGACCAATGAGGCGAAAGAATGCCTTCCCATGTGGTAGACAAGGTCCTGGCTCAGCCCCGCCATCAGGCGCAGGGATTTCATGTTGGCCCTGAGCGTATGGTAGTCCTGCGGCGGGAAGAGGGTGATGCGGGTATCGTCACGATACTTCCCGATCAACGCGAGTGCTTCCGGCAGCAACTTGACGCGTCCGAGGTAGTCGGTCTTCTTCCGCCGGTATTTCAGCCAGAGGCTGCCCTCGTCATCCTGGAAGAGGTTCTCCCGGGTGATGCTTACCGCATCGGCATAGGCGGTGCCGGTGTAACAGGCGAAGAGGAAGAGGTCCCGGGTGATGACATGTGACCTGCGTTTTTCCGGTATCTCCAGATCGCGTAGCTTCTCGAAATTCTCCCGGCTGAGTGCTTTCGGTGTTGTCTCCTTCTGCTTGGGCAGCTTGAAGTGGCAGAAATGGTATTTCTCCGAGTGCCCCTCCTTGTAGGCGATGCGGCAGATCTTTTTCAGGATGGACAGGTAATGGCGCACCGTCTCCATTGCCAGTTTCTTCTTTTCCAGGCAGAAATCCTGATAGTCACGGATGAACTGCTCGTTGAGCTGTCCGAAGGCGAGGTCCGAGACCTTGAATTCCGTTTTGATGAATTCGGCAAGGGTGCGCCGGGTGTACACGTAGGTCGACATTGTCGTCGGTGCACGGTCCACGCCGACACGGGCCTTCATCTCCTCATTGTGCCGGTCGAGAAGTTTGAGCAGGGTCATCTGCATGCCCGCGTTACCCTGGAACATGTCCCTGACCGCGGCGGCATCGAAATCCTTTTTCCTTTCCATGAGGGAATTGAAGGCCGAGTGTACGGCAAGCAGCAGCCTCTCTATTTTTTCATTGGTCTCCACCGCTTCCCGGCTCTTGCCATTCAATCGGCTCTCACGCGCGTTCCATAGCCCGGGGGTACAGGAGAGCTTGCAGCTGAACTGCGCCATCGTGCGGTTGAGGGTGATCCGTCCCATGATCGGGGCCTTGCCGGTCTTGTCCGGCTCGCTCTTTTTCAGGTAGAGCAGCACCTTGAATTTTTCCACTTTCATAACGCTCTTTTTTAGGTTGTAAAAATACTCCTTTGAAAAGCGTCCTTTGGCATGCAAAACATTGATAAACAGTGAATACAAATCCGCTTTGTTCTTATCGGTAAAAATTCGGTTACCTGCCGTCGTTTCCGAAACAGGCGGCTAACAGTCTGGTAACTGAAACGTCGCAATATTTTGTTTTCTTTTGCAGGTCTGTCTGTTCTGCAATTCTCGCAAAATGCTTAATTATAAACGTTTTACGTTTAATTATCGTCATTCTGTTTTTTATTGCATTTCTAAATATTACTTACACGGCCCGCCACACATTCGCAAGCACGGTTACTTTAGCCAATAATATCTCGCTGGAAGTCGTTTCTAAGATGCTTGGTCATACCAATACCAGAATGACCAACCATTATGCCAAACTTATAGATAAGTGCATAGGTGAACAGATGGACAAGCTCATGGACACATTTACAGGAGATTCCAACTACTAAGCCTTACAAACTATGATTATCCCACTTGCAGATATTGTGAGTGGGATTTTCTTTTTTAATTTTGCTCCAAACTAAAACATTATGGAAAAGTTAAAAGAAAATTATATAAACATTGACCCTCGTTTAGAATATATGGAACAGATAGCTACATTATATGTTCCAGATATAGACATAGACCCATCTACAGGTGAAAAATATATTTGTGGTACAGCTGCTTTGCCATTCTTTATAAATAGATATAATCAAAACGGATTATATGGTCACTTCACATACGAAGATTATACAGGCAATGAAAGCATACAAGAAATGCTGAAAGGCTTGGGAATTGACATAGATAAGTTCTGGTTTTTACTTCTATTTATCTTTGATTACACCTGTGGCACGTGTTTGGATGGAATAAAAGCTACAGGAGTTGGGGTAGAACAACTCACTAAGTTTGCTAAAGCCATAGCTGATAACCATAAAGAAGTTAATCAGTTTGGAGTAAGTTTTAAGAAGCCTATTACTGTCTCTGTAAAAGTGGAGGGCAAACATCAGATAGTAATTGATAATGCCAATGCAATAGGCTATTTGGCTGCTGTTATTGCAAATAATTTAAAGGAGATAGAAGAACATCCTTGGATGCAAACACAACAGGTCAGAATGAACACACCCGCTGAAGAAAAGGAATCCATTCAAATATGGTTGTTCTATAAAATGTTTAATGATTTCTTCAATTTAGAGCCATATAACAAACAGTTTAATGCCAGACAAAAGAAAGGAAGTACCGTTTCACTTAGTAAGACATTACTAATATCAAAACTTATCTATTTCACCAAACTATCTAAAAACAAGAATTTTTCAGAGGACGAATTTACCTTAAAAGGCTACATCAAGCAATATAAAGACAAAAAGATTGATACTATAAACAGCATATACTTCTAATAATAAACTGATAACCAACACAGTCCTGCTTCATCTCATTAAAAGGGTACATGAAAGCAGGACTTTTTTTCTCTCTTTTAATCCTTCTATTATTTCCCATCTTTGCATTGTCAAAACGATAGCAGACGAGCTATTAAATTAAGAAGGGAAATGAAATCACTCGTTTTTTTCTCTCTTTTAATCAGCCCAAATGCAAGTAGTTTTGCAGAGTAATCAGAAATAAAACGGTGCGCACCTTTTAATGATGATTATCTGACAGTTCCCTCAGAATGGGAATAAAGTAAAAACTAAAAAAAGAAAAATTATGGAATTTAACATTAATGGAACACTTGTTCCACAAGTAGAGAAATACGATAATCAAGGTGCGCACAATGCCATCAAGTCAATGATGCAGAGAAAAGAAACTCTAAGCATTAGATTATATACCGACAAGGAAAACTATCCTTGCATTTGGGTAGAATCTTATAATGTTGCAGGTTTCAAATACTATGTCAATCCAGCTTCTTTCAAATGGATATACACTTATCTGACAACTGGAGAAAGTGAAGATGGAGGAATAAAACCAACTGAACTTACTCCTTTTAAGGCAAATGAAGATAACAACTTCCAGTTATCCATTTTGAAGCAGCTCATTGAATCTGGAAAACGTGTGCAGTTCGTACCTTTATTTCGTGAGGTCAATAATTATATCAGTGCAACCAGCGCATTTCTTCGTGGCAAAATATTCTTCCGAGTAGAACGCACGGATGAAATTCTGGACTACCTGCGTGAAAAAGAAGCTATAATCTGATAATTATTAACCTAAAGAGTGGGAGCCAAAAACTCCCCTCTTCTAAAACGAAACCAAGATGAATACTACATATATCAATATAGAAAAGAAGAACGGAAAAACTCAATATCTGACAGAAGTCTTACCAGAAATTCCAACCAATACCATACTCTATAAAAAACTGACAGGACTGGGAGCTACTTATGGTGAACTGAAAGCTGACAGAGATTCCATTATCTTAGAACCGAATGTTCCAGTAATCAAAGGTAAATGCAAAGACCCGAAACATGCAAAAGACAATCTTATGGGAGTTTACGAGAATGTAACGGTAGATTCTATTGTAAAATACCTGCAAGCCAGTAAGGAAAAACATATAAAACTATTATCCACTCCAGAAAGTTTTTCCAAGATTAAAGCTGCATTTGAAGAAATTGACAGGGACATTTATTCTACCTGCTATCTGTTGTTCGATGAATGTCACAAGATAGTGAAAGATGTAGACTACAGAGAAAACATAACATTACCTTTCGATGATTTCTTCATGTTCGAGAACAAAGGACTTGTGTCTGCTACTCCGCTGGATTTTACCGACCCCAGATTCTTTAAGCAGAAATTTCAGATAATGGAAGTTCAACCCAATTTCGAATATGCCCAGCCATTAAACCTATACCATACTAATAATGTGCTACAGGAACTAAAGAAACGAATCGGCAATATAGAAAAACCGATATTTCTGTTTATCAACTCTACGGAAACTATTTATTCAATTATGAATAAACTGGATATTCTGGAACAATCCACAGTGTTCTGTGCATACAACAGTGTAAAGAATCTAAAGGATAAAAAGTTCAGTCAAGTCTATTCAGATTGGGATGCAGCCAAGATGAACAAATACAATTTTCTGACAAGCAGATTCTTTAATGCTCTGGATATTGAACTGGATTTCCAACCAGAAGTTTTTATTGTAACCGATGTTACTATGGCTACACAGAGCATAATAGACCCGTTTACCGACACCATACAGATAATTGGAAGATTCAGAAATGGGATAGTCTCAGCAAGCCATATAACGAATACAGACTATAAATTTCAAATAAGGTCAAAAGCCCAGTTACAGTTTAGAATCAATGTGTTTGAAGAAAATTATAAAATGCTCAAGGCATACCATGACAATGCAACCAATGATGAATTAAGGGATGCGGTCAAAGCAATACTTAATAATCATCCGCTCACTCCTTTATTAAACACAGATGGAACAAAGAACTGGTTTAAGATAGACAATTATCTGGCAGAAAATCTGGTACAGGGATATTATAACAGTTTTAATGAATTGGTAAAGAACTACAAGCAATGCAAATCCTTTAAACTGAATTATGAATCGCAAGCCTATAAATTGAGTGACACCGAAAGGCTTAAACGAGAAAACAAATCACTAAGCATTAAAGCCAAGCGTAGGGAAATTGTGGAACAACTGGAAATGTTAAAAGGCGATGAAACCAGCATAGCGATGGAGCATAAAAGAGAGCTTATCCGAACAGACGCTTTTATAGTCCAAGCTTATGATGAATTAGGTAAGGCAAAAATAGAGGAACTGAAATACTCCCATCCCAAAATAAGAGAAGCCATGATACTCAAAAAGTACAATGAGAATCGGACAGGTACAGAGTTCATTGAAATGGTGAAAAACAGGTTTAAGGCAGGACAATCCTATGAATTATCTCAGATTAATAAAATCAGGGATGAAATATACAGCTTATTAAATATGCCACCTATAAAGAGGAAACCAAAGGATTTCCTAAGTGATTTCTTTGAGCTAAGGGATTATTGGAAGAACAGACAAAGAGCCTTATTTCTGGAATATGCAAAAGTTTAGTCAGCTACAACATTTTATCATAAAACCTCTTATTATAACCCCTTTTCTAAAAATGTTGTACTTACCCAAAATGAAAGTCCAGATTCAATTTATCTGGATTTTCTTCTGAACTACAATACAGGCATACCCATAGTTTAAATTCATAATATCCTCAAATTTGAATTTCCAATGTGTGACCCTAAGATTAGTTCCCCACCTATAAAGTAACTAACTTTACACTACCTCCAGCAGATAATTCCACTAACAAGATTCTCCATTTACAAACCATTCAATATTTCTAAAATGCAGGAATTTACTTACGAGCAAATCAGAGAAAAAGCACTCAGGCAAGGAGTAAAAGATAACAGAGTTCATATAGGTTTATGGGCTAATATTAATAACTATCTAAAGACAAGGAGAAAGAAAAATGGAAAGGTTACTACCTATTATATCTCATTGCAGAAACTGGCTTATTAACTTACTAATGCTTGAATTGATATGATAATCCACTTGCCAACTGGAAAGAAGTTCAACAACCGAAAGGAAGCCAAGATTTATTTTGGCACAGCCTACTATTATAAGATGGAACGTGAAAAGAAAGATTTAAGGTTTACCCATAATGTTCAATCAGCTACTAATGAATATGAAGAAAAGATTAATACCAACAAATTGCGAGAACAGAGCAACGATTAATTATTCCATGCTGCCACATTTCAAATCTGCCAATATCTTTAGATTTTTCTGCCTGTCATTATTCAGAGATAAACACTACAATGTACGCAAGACTTTAGATGAACTGAAAAGAATCACAGGAGATAGTTTAAGCAATTTCAATAGTCAGTTTAAAGACTTCTTACGAATCAAGCATTACTATCTGGATAACGGATTCGAGAATAAGACCAAACGGTGCATATACCACATTCCACCTATGGAACTGAAATGCGTTACCTTTTCAAGAAAGATTATTGGAATTGAACTTGAATCAGAATATATAGGCTTTTTCATGCAGTTAGTTCTATTATCCAGATTTGCTGATATTGAACTATCCAAAAGCAACATTATTGAGAAACTAAAAATGGATAAAAAGACCTATGAAAAATACATTATTGAATTGAAGTTGAAAGACCTTATAGATATTCATAATGACAAACTGATTCTTAAAGGTGAAGAATACATATTAGAAACTGATTTTAAACATCAAAGAATCCCCAGTACAGCAGAGCTGGCTCCTAAATTCATACCTAAGTTCATTATAAAACACAAATAACCCTATCAGAGGGGAAAACAGCTATTATATTATATAATTAATACAAACAGCTTTTTCCCCTCATCCTACCTCAAATCCACTTTATAGATACATATAGCCTATTTTTTAATGGGTACAACATTTAAGGTGAAAAATAAGCTTTATAACCCCAATCCTAAAAAAGTTGTACGAGATACCATACCCCAATTTTATACCCCCTCTCACCAAGCAAAAGAAAAACGGAAATTGGCAGACACCTACCCACGCCCAGATTCATTATAAATTTTACTATTCACCTCACATCATTGATAGACTTTATAGGATGATACACAAATACATGGATAATATAAATAGCCTAATCGTATCACACCTATAAATGTACCAAGAGTATTTGTAATCGTACCAAGAGGGAATCGAAGCAATTCATTGCTTCATGGGCGATTCATTGCTCTGGAGTTAATTCAATCAATCATTACTGTCCACTAAAGATCACAAATAGTTCTTTGAAATAATTGAATTACAGTTTGTTACAAGAGATTTTCTTGCGCAACGATTTGAAATCATAACTTTGCAGCCTTAACTTAGGCTGTATATGAATAAAGACAAATACGTTTTCGCCCAAATGGTTGAGTTTTTAGACAATTACAAGTTTCTCCGTATCGTAAAGAAGTATGATGGCAATAAGTATGTTAAGCATTTTACTTGCTGGAATCAACTTCTTACTTTGATGTTCGGACAATTGTGCAACCGTGAAAGCCTTCGAGACTTGATTGTTGCTCTGAATGCACATCAAGAGAAATGCTACCATCTTGGAATTGGGAAACATGTCACTCGGAGTAACCTTGCAAAGGCAAACGAAAACCGGAACTACCGTATCTTTGAGAACTTCGCATTCTATATGATAAGCGAGGCCAGAAAGAAAAGAATAAATGACATATTCAAACTAAACGGAAATGTATATGCCTTCGATTCTACAACGATTGACTTGTGTCTGAAACTGTTTCCTTGGGCAAACTTTCGTACACATAAGGGAGGTATCAAAATCCATACGTTGTATGATATAGAGACTCAAGTACCTGCCTTTATCCATATAACCGAAGCAAAGATAAACGATGTCAGGGCAATGGATGTAATACCTTATGAGTCTGGCTCTTTCTATGTTTTCGACCGTGCATATAACGATTATCATCGTCTCTATAAGATACATATGATGGATTCGTTTTTTGTTGTACGGGCTAAAACAAATATTAAGGCGAAAGTACTCAAATGGAAACGGCGTTTACCTAAGAATATACAGTCCGACTGTCAGATTGAACTTACCGGTTTCTATACCCAAAAATCATACCCTGAAACGATTCGTTTGGTGAGGTTTTGGGATGAAGAATACGAACGGGAGTTCATTTATCTTACAAATGCAAAACATATTCCAGCCTTACAGGTCGCGGAACTTTACAAGAATCGTTGGCAAGTGGAACTGTTCTTTAAATGGCTCAAGCAACACCTTAAAATAAAGAAATTTTGGGGGACTTCTGAGAACGCTGTAAAGATACAAGTCTACTCAGCAATCATTGCCTACTGTCTTGTGGCTATCATGCAACATGATATGAAACTGGACAGATCGACATACGAGGTTCTACAAATTCTTGGCATTTCTCTTACGGACAAGACTCCATTAAGGGATCTCTTCAGCAAAACTAAATTCAATGATGTCAAAGAACAAAGCGGTCTTGATGGACCAAATTTATTTAGTAATTATAATTTTTAACTCGTCCTCTAATTTTTAGTGGACACTAGTGTCAATCAATAATCATTTAAACAATTTATCATTATGAGAAATTTAATTAGAGACATTCAGTAAATAGTATAAAATTAGCCAACTAATTCATACACAAAGTATTGCGAATTAGTTGGCTTTTTTGT